TACCTTATCCAATTAAATTTTCTACAAGTGAAAATGAATATGACGATGCCGACAAGTTTCCTAAAACAATGTCGCTTTTTATTCCTACAGAATCAATCCAAGGATTTTGTGACCATCTTATTAAGCTAGGCGATACCAAAACAAAAAAAGGTAAGGTCTGGGATTACACCAAAAAAGAAGAAGTTGAAGTTGATGGCATTTATTTAAACGCTAAAGGTAAAGAAGGAAAATATGGTGATTTTGGGAATATCAATCCAAAGTTAATTGAACTTTCTAAGGATGATATGCCTTTTTAATTTTTGTCTTTTCTTGTTCTTTTTCTTTTTTTAAACTTACTTTAATTAGTTCTGTTTCTAAATCCCCGATCTTTGCAATACAGTTTTTTATAACTTCGTCTTTCTCCCAGTTTTGACGTTGAAAATTAATTGCTAAATCTTGCAAATATTCGGGGTCTTTCATTTCTAAAATCATCCGCGCCTGAATCTCAAGGTAAAGTTGATCTTCAATCGTTTCTGTTATGGTAAGCCAATCATCCCAAGGCATAGCAAAAAATCCTCCTATATTAGGGATAGGCTAACTTTGGGGATTGTTTAGTTAGCCTATCTTTTGCAGAGAAGGGACGACCAGTATCCCTTATACTTAACATAACTTAAAGTTATGTTACAGGCCATAACTTTTCTTTAACCAGTTTTACAAGTTCATTATCAATGTCTGTTTCCGTACTGGCCGCATAGTCTTCAAGCAATCCAACGACAAGAGATTTTACTGCATTGGATTTGACGAAAAATTTTAGTATTGGCTTAATAAATCTAATCATTTAAAGTTATATATTCTTTTCAACTGTAGACAATTTTGCTAGATTATGCAAAAGACCTTTAATTTTTATGGAAGAACAAGAAGAGAAAGAAGGTAATCGGGTTGAAACGATTGTTAAAATTTCTGTTTTAGTATGGTCTGCTAGTATGTTGACTCTTTCATACTATGAACCACCTGATGGTAAAAAAATTGTAGACTTTGATCCAACTTTCATTGCCTCGATTTTTTCTGGATCTTTAGCAAGTTTCGGCCTCCAAGTGGGCAAAAAAAAGAACGGTAATGGCAATGCTCCTAAAATAGTGGATAATAGTAAAAACAAGGTTGGTATCAAATGAAAAAACTTTTATTACTTGCAGCCTTCTGTATTCAGTTTCCTGTTTTTGCAGATATTCAAAGCTCCTTTACTTCAAGTATAAAATTAGAAAGTGTATCGGCTGGAACTTCTGCCGATAAAATTGGATCTAGTTATAGCATAAGTGGAACAAATATAACTACTACAAGTGGAGATGCCGCAACGGTAGGTGGTTTTGGAAGTCTTACAAATGGAGTTCCTTCAGTTACTATGCCAAGTGCAACACAAACCGTAGCGGGCGAAACTTTCTCTTTTTCCCAAAGTTATTTAGAAGGTGATGCAACTGCTGGATCAGCCCCGACTGTTGGCAATGTAAGCAACTTTAGTGATTTAACCTCAACTGCCGCTGGCTCAGTAGGCACAGCAGCAATTACTTTAGATCATCACACAATGTCATTAGCCGGTGGAACTGGAACAGGAATTGTATTAACAGGTCAGTTTGTCACAGATTTAACTATTGATTAATGTGGAAGTATTTACCATTTGTATTTCTTGTTTATAATCCTGTTTATGCAGTTCCAGTCGTTCCAAATTTTACACAAGGTTCGAGTACTTCACGAACAGAAACTACCACAAATATCACTGAACAGATCCGCACAACTGAATTTAATTCAGGATTTACATATAGTGTTTCAGGAACAGGAATACAACATGACGGGGCAACAATATCAGCCCCTAATGTTGATGTTACAGAAAGCATAAATGGAGCAACCTATACATGGACAGGTTTAGATTTACAGCAAAGACCAAACTGGACGCAAACAACACAAGGAAAGGGAGCTTTTCAATTTATAGAAACATACAAAGGGCCATCACTAGAATCTATAACAGATGTAACAAGGTCAATAGAATCAACTTCAGTAACAGATACAACTACAATTTTCTCGCAATAGTAGCAATATTATCTGGGAGTCCGGCATTTGCTAATACCTCAAATACTGCGGCGCCCTCAGCTTCAGCTAGTGGGTCAGTGTCAAATTTCGCAACGCAAGTTTTAGGTGGCCCAATGGTAGAAAATCACTATGGTAATGGGATAAAATGTTCTGGCCCTCAAATGTCTATAAGTCCATTTGCTACATCTACTTTAAATATAAAAAGACCTATGGATCATACTTATGAAACTCCATATTATAATCCAGCCGTTGACGATGATGGAAATTTAACAAATGCAGGGGAAATTCTTTTTTATCAAGATAATTACAGTGGCAATAAAGATTCTTTAGGTTTAAATTTTGGTGTTGCTTTAACTTTTAATATTCCGCTTGATACAAGATTTCAAAATGCTTGTTTAAAAAGTGCTACAACTCAAGAAAAAATACAACGACAAATATTATCTAAAGAAAGATTAAATTATGAACTTGCAAGGCTTAAAAATTGTGGTGAATTAAAACTTGCAGGGATAGAGTATGCAAAGACAAGTATTTACCATAAATTATGTGAAGATGTAATTGTAAGACCAAAACAAGGTCAAGTATTACCTCATAATCATAAATTAGAAATTAAGAACTAGATTTATCAAGTTTTTTCTTTATTTGTTTAAATATTGTAGATATAAGTTTTTTTATTAAAGGAGCCAAAAGCGCAGAGCCACCAGCAACCACACCGATAACAGCAGTAGAAATGAGTGCTTGAGGTGTACCAATAAAGCTTTCTCTGAATGGTACTTTTTCCCAGATTGGGTCACAAGAAATTCCAGTTCTTTCCCATTTTACCAATCTTTCAATTTTTTTATCATTTCTGTAATCTCCTTGTCTAAATTGTGCGTTTAAAGGTGGACATGGTTTTATTTCTATCTTTTCTTTTTTCTTTTTTGGTATTTCTGGTTGTATAGCCTGAACGCCCTCTTGCTGCTCTTGTAACGGCTGTTCAGGTGCTACATATAGAAATTCACTAGGATTATATTCAAGAGGTTCATAGCTAGGAATATCAAACGTCCCACAAGCTTTATATGTGCCTAGTTCATCTTCTCCTATAAGACTAGGTAAATTATTTCTATGAGCATCAACACAAGCCGGTACATCAACAACTGGTTTATAGATTATATCAAGTGTTGGTCTTTGTAATTCCCATATTCTTATTTGTGGAATATCAATTTCTTTTATTTTTATTTGTGGAATATAAATCTTTGGTATTTCCAATTAAAACTTAGGAAGTTTAGTTGTAGGTAAAGATGGCCCTGTCATTTCTGGTAAAGCATTATCAAGAACTTTTGGCATCAATCCCTGTACATTTTGCATTATTTCAGTCATAACCCTTGATTTAAATTGATCGCTACTGAAGTATCTATAAGCGAAGTAACCACCGCCAACCATTGACCCAGAAAGTAAAAGGGATAATAATGAAGCTACTTGACAAATTTTTTGAAACATAATGCTGAAAGAAATTTTAGTTACAGCACCACTTACGTTGATGACACTGTTTTTGATTCTGGGTTTGATGCCTTTATATCTGATGGCTGGTTTTCTTCGGGTGTCGCTTGAATCTCCAAAATCTGCTCCTCAAGGATTTTCATCGCACCATTAACTTCATGTAAAGCAATAAAAAGTTGTTCTCGTTGCTGTGCAAGTTGCTGAAGCCTTTCCTGTAGGTTCATAATTTAAGAATATAAAGTTTTTCCTTTAGTTATAGCAGCATCAATATCTGTAAACGATTCTGTTGTCCAGATTGATGTTGTTTTATCTAGCTTTTTGTAAGCCTTAATATTTTCAAGATGATCTGTATTTCTTTTTATCATTGCTTTCCATTCTGCCTCAGTATTAAAAGATTCTGTTCTTGTTGTATAAGCTGAATAGTCTGCATCTTTATTTATTAAAGTGACGTTATTGCCAGCAGCAGCAAAAATAGCTGCGATTTCATCTGCGGTTTTTTCTTCCATAATAAAAAATTTAATTAATTACAGTTTACCCTGCTTCAAGGGCTGTGACTTTTGCTGATAATTCTTTGATAGCATTTACAAGTATTGGTACAAGTCTTTCATATTTTATTCCATAACTCATACCATCGTTAGTAAGGTTAACAAGTAATGAATCATCATTAGATGAACCGTAACCATTTGCCTTTTCAACTTCTAATGTTTCTTGTGCTAAAAAGCCGATATGCAATTTTGATCTTTTCTTTGATCCATTAGGTGTACCGTATGGGGTTTCCTCAGTTCCATACCATGTTCTTCTATCCCATCTATAAGTAACTGGCCTAAGTGCATTAATCCAAGCCAAACCAATATTAAATGTAGCAACATCTGTTTTATCTCTTGAATCTGAACTCGATATTGTGGTGTCTGCACAAAATAAATCGGTAATGTTATTATTGCCTAAACATATTTGATTACTGGCCGTAGTTACATTGCCACTAGGTGAGGCAGAGTTACCAGCCTGATATCCTAACAATAAATTATTACTGCCCGAATTAACACCAGTTCCAGTTTGATGACCAATACCAGTATTATTAGTACCCTCTAAAACTGCACCTAAAGATCCTTGTCCGTATGCAGAATTACCGCCACCAGTTTGGCAAGTAGATAAAGCATTTTGTCCAACTGCGGTATTATTTGCCGCAGAGGTATTGGCAGTTAGAGCGCTTTTTCCAACTCCGACTAAACTACTACCAGTATCATTATTTTTCAAAGCTTCTGAACCTACTGCCGTGTTATTACTAGCAGTATTCGCTCCCAGAGCATTATCTCCTACTGCAGTATTGTCACTTGCCGAAACATTTGCATCTAAAGCATTTGTACCTACAGCCACATTATCTGTACCAGTTGTGTTTACTCCTAATGCTCCTGTACCTACGGCAACATTGTCATCAGCAGTGGTATTTGAGTCTAAAGCCTGTCTACCGATACCCACATTGTTACTACCAGTTGTGTTTGATCCTAAAGTAGCCGTACCGCAAGCTGTATTAAAATTGCCTGATGTATTAGCATCTAAAGTAAAAGC